TTAAATGGTTGTAAGATCTCAGCAGGGTTGCCATTAGTTAAAATTGCTTTGCCCGGACGTACTTCTAACTTAGCCCCACGAGGAAGCCTAGAAGCATCTACAGCCATCATTGGGTGTACAGTCAATGCCAAAGCATCAATACGTGCTCGCAGTTCTGTATCAAGAGCTTTTTGTGCGTTATATCCTTTCTCACAAATACCACGACCCCAAAATCTGCCGGGTACAATGTCCCAAGGGAACGCAATAACAGGACGATCGCCCATCATGTAGGGGTTTTCTTCTGCTTTAAGGAGAGTTCCACCATTTGCAATTACAACAATAGCTTCGACATACTCTGATTGATCTTCATCTCCTGATGTTTCTTCATCCTCATCAGATGTTTTAGCAGAATTAAACAAATCACGTGGTACTAACCCATAGTATTTAGTTAAACGTACTTTGTCATCTGTATAGTAAGTAAGATCTTGGTCAGGTTCTAAGTCACTGTCTACCGCATCTGTCCCTACTTCTACATCAGGATCATAAATACCATTCTCCTGTGCAATATGTACTTGGTGTAAAGGAACATATTCATCAATTGCAACACCAAGTGCTTCTTTAACTGTGGTAGCTACAGGATCAATTAAGAAGTTTTGTGGTAAAACAGGCTTTACTTTAAATAATGTACGTGCTTTAGCCATTACACCAACAGCCTGCATTGCTCCTTCCATGATTGGTTGAGTAGCAGGTGTTAATTCTACTTCTTCTTCAGCTACAATCTCAGCTATACCAGTACCAAAAACTGCAGCATTAAGCACAGCCTCAGCGATAGACTTTCTAGCAGAAACAAATTTAAAATCTTCATCTAACTGATTACGTAAAAACTGAATGTCTTGTGGTTGTTGATCCATTAAATCATCTTTAATGTCAAACCATTTACCACGACCAAATGTAGCTTCCTCTACTTCTGCTACAGCAGACTCAACTGCTTGCTGTAGTGCAGGGGAAATAATTCGTGATCGTTCAGAGGCTCGCATTGAATCTTCTTCAGCCCATATACCACGCCAAAGTCGGTAGTATTCGTCAAACTTTTCTTGATAGTTTGCTTCATAATGGTCACGCCATTGGTTACACTTATGCATAACCCATTGCTCAAGAAATTGTTCGTTATCAAAGTTCTGATCGTAGTCCATTTTAATATCCTGCTACAGGGTCAAGTATTTCAAAGTCATCTTCTTCAAAGTCATAGTGGTATGCGACTTTAGCCATTTGGTCAATGTATGCTAAGGAGTCAATTAAATCGTCATGCACTAATGCGTTAGGAAACTGGAATAGTTCATCCAAGAACTCAGCATTCCAATCCCCTTCATTAAGTACAATCTGACCATGCTCAAACCGTCCTTGTAATGCCCATACAATACGATCCACTTTTTTCTTATTACCGTGTGTTAATTCTTCAACACGAAAGAAAGACTGGTTTGATTTCATTAAGTCAGTTAGGTAAGGAAGTACCGCATTCTTCAATGCACCTTTTTCAATACCAACTGCCAAAGGTTCGTAGTAGTAAACTGCTTCAAATATTTTACGTGCAGTCTTTTTAACATCCCAACGTCCGTGAATAATATCAGCTACCCACCAACCATGCTCATTGACTTTGACAATTGATATTGCCGTTTGGTCTAGTTTCTTACTCTTAGACTTGCTTGCATTCTCTACGTCAGCAAAGCCTGCAAGGTCAACTGAAATGTAGTAGTCTCCGATTTCAGGCTCTTCGTCATCAAAGATAACCCAGTCTTCTTTAAAAATTTCAGAACCCATAGCTTCAAAGGATGCCATAAATTCCTGCCGGAATGCGTAGGATGACATTGACTTCTTAGCTGTGTCAATTTCTTCAGGATCTAGTAGTGGGTTATCGTAGGATGTAAAGTGCCATGCTTTGTAGCTGTCATCGTCACCTAGTTCTGCGTAGTGAAACAAATCGTAGAAGTGGTTCCTTCCCATCGGTGTGCCAATAAACATGGCTTCACCCTTCTGGTCAGCAAGTGCAGGACGCAAAATTTGTTCCCACACACTAGGCTTCATGTCTGCATATTCGTCCATGACTAGGAACTTCAAAGAGACACCACGCATTGTCTCTGGTCTATCAGCACCTTTCAATGAAATAATTGCGCCATTAATCAAAGTGATTTGCAGATTGTTAATATGGGAAGCTTTAATAACTGGATGAGCAATCTCAAGCAGCGTAGTCCACATAATATCTCTAGCCTGTCCTTGTGTAGGAGCTACGTAAAATACATGTCCACGCTGTGCTTGTAGTGCGTAGATAACAAGCATCCATGCTGCAAGACGAGACTTACCAGTACGCCGCCCTGCTGCTACAATTTTAAATCGAGCAGGATCTTCAAAGACTTCTTGTTGCCAAGGAAGGAGTTGAACATTAAGTTCTGCCATTAAGCTTTGGCATCCTTCATAATGTCTACAAGTTCTTTACTGCGATTGCCTACTTGAGTATACCATTTGCTGTCAATCATTTCATTCGCTGCCATTAAGAAGTTACCTTCATTAACATAACGAATCATATTCTTAAACTTAGATAGTCTAGAACGTCCGATGTTAAAAGCCATATTAACACACACACGTTTAACATCATCAGGCAGGGAACCAAAGTTTAAGAAGACAGCGCATGCATCTGTTATTGCTGTAGATAAATCTTCTTCAAACCATTCGTCTACTTGTTCTTTGGAGATTTTATCACCTACTTCATAGTCGGACATAGGATGTAGTAAGTGTCCTACACCTGCCGTAGGAAGACCTAAGTGATCTAAGTACACTTCATACTTAACACCTTCATGTCTCTTTAGGTCTTCTTTAATTTGATCTTTTAATTCTTCACTCAGAGACATCTTTGTATTCTCCCTCAATAGGTTCTTCACCACCTACAATTGTAGTTTCACCACCAACACCAGTAATAGTAATACTAACAGCACTTCTACCTGAGTTGTTCTTGTCTTTATCAAAGTATGACAAAGGTAGTACACGATCCATGCACATTTTCAAAGCAGCCATTTGACCTTGGTGCTCATCATCCATTGCAATGTCAATGATCTTGTTGATGACTTTATCGCCAGATGTTGCTAGCAGTCGAGCTTTGAACTCATTAATTCTAGCAGCATCTCCGGGAGGTCTACCTCTTACGCCTCTGTTGCCTTTCTTTTTAGATTCAACAACGTCTTTACGAGGACGACCACGCTTAGGCTTGGTTTCCGTCATAGTAAAATCCTAGTAATTTCTTAATAGTATAGCACACTTTTTTATCAAAGTCAAGAGCTTCTTTTTAGTGATACAACTACATAGCTTTATCGCAGTATGTTTAGATTCTGTTATCTACATAGATATCAAAGACTTACATAGACTTTATAGACCCTCTCAATGTCAAGTCTTTTTTATTTAATTTAGCTCTTTTTTGTATCTGAGCAGGTACTGTATAACTATTTAGCCTGTATAGCCCCTCCCCGCCCCTCTGCATAACCCTATATAGTAACATAGAACTAGACAGCCTGTCAAGGCTTATTAGACTAAAGTATAATATAGACTATGGTCTAATTGACAAAGTGTGTGAGTCTATGTAGTACCCACTAGGGATAAATTATTGCGATGCACCATACCTATTAGACTACAAAGATATTGACAATCGATACAGTCTATGTTAGTCAAGACTATTCATAGTTATTAAGATAGATATATAACTAATAGTTCTATGCATATTCCAAATCGATATAAAAAAAGTTTTGACAATCTTAAAACGCTATGGTTCAATACAACTATCGAAACAGCACACAAGGAGTGCAGAACATGAAAACACCAGAACAAAGAGCACAAGCACTAATGAGTATTTTAGATAAAGAGTTGAGAACAGAAGAGGATAAAAAAGAGTTTAGTGCAGTAGCATTTATTAAGACTGCCAACAGTGTTTGGATGGATTGCGAGTTTGCAATCGAGTATCGTGAAGACTGCTTGCAGGCATTGTGCGATGCACTGCGAGAAAAAGGATACTTAGACTAAAGTATAATATACAACTCCTAAGCACGAGTCTAAACTGCTTATACATTGTAAACAAAAGAGGAAACTACAATGATTAAAGTAACTAAAAACATGAATGGCCGCCGCCGTTTTGCAATCGGTAAAAAACTCAAGGGATTCATTGCACTACGCAAAAAGAAGTCTAGAGGATTCAAGATTGAAAAGCAGTCTACATTCACGCAACTACACTTGGGTAAGGTAAGCATAGCACTAGATATGCGCCCTAGACATACTGCAAACTTTGCAGGATAGTTTGACAAACTCCTAAGCATGAGTCTAAACTGCTTCAGTAATGCATTGTAGTGCGAGGTAGAACACTACAATGTTAAGACCGAATCAGAAGTCTTTAAAAGCATTTAACACTACCAAACTTTATTGACTAAAGAGGATACAACAATGAGCGTTGACAATATTTTGAGCATATACAATCTCGCAACTCCAGAAGAGATTGAGCATGGCGTGACATGGTATAGCACTGCATATTGTGAGTGCTTATCTATTGCAGAAGACCTAGACCTACCAATTCATATTGTGGTAGGAGTAACTGCGGCATTGTCGCCCAATAATAAATGGGATAGAAACATTGAGAATGCTAGAACACTATGCACTGCATACTGCAATGGTGACTCAATCGAATCATTCAAAGTATCTACCTATGGCAAGATGAAAGAGAAAGCATGGCGCATTATGGATTCAGTGCCAGACTATAATGAAACCAAAGCGATACTCAATGGGCAAAAAATTGTTTGTTTCTTCGAGAATATAATGGGTGAAAACACTTGCACTGTTGATGGTCATGCGTATAATATCTATCACGCAAAACGGGTAGGCTTAACAGGTTCGATTAGCATAGGGAAAAAAGAGTATTCTACAATTCAGACTGCATACAAAACTGCAGGCATGCTAGTAGAGATAAACGGCAAACAATTAAAAGCATATGAGATGCAAGCGATCACATGGGTAGTGTGGCGCAGGATTCATGGGATCAAGTAGGAGTAAACAATGAAAATTATTGCATGGATATCAATAGAAACTGAGGGTTCAGCAGTAGTACAGTATAGCCCTGTCTACGACTTGAAGGATTGGGTAGCATTATGGAAGTCTTAACATTTAGCATTATAATTGGTGTGGGTTTCATTGTATCATTACTGATAGGAGCACTAGCAGCAAAACTATTAGGCTTTAGATTAAATGAACCTGAATACTATGACCTACAGGATAGATTAACAAAGA